TCAAGTCCTGATCTGCACAGAGAGGTTTTGACCGGCGAAAGTGTCGGCCGCCTGGGGGACGGCGGAGATGTCGAAGTTCAGTTTCACGCCTTCTGCAAGCTGCAGCGCGCCAGCCGGAATGAAAGGGCTCGCCTGCACACTGCCGTCCGCGACGACTAAGGTCGCGATCGGCTGTCCATCTGCATTGAGGACAATCATCACATTGCCTCCGGAGGGAGCGGAATCGACAAACGCCTGCACGTCGCGCACAACCCGTGTGCGGTCCAGGACAATCGAGTTGGCCGCGTCTCGTTCGATCGAGAGAACACCTGCGGTCTGCAACACGATTGTGCCCCCCTCGAACGTGTGCAACCCATTCTGCCCGTTTTGTAGGTAGCTGGTGTCTTGTCCCGGGCCTGTCCCCCTCGCGTTTTCCAGATAAAACTCCGACCCGGCGACCCGCCGGTTGGGGAACAGGAGCCTATATTGAAAGTCGGCGTGGGTCGGATCGGAGAAGAACCCAGCTCCGAGTGGGACCACCTGCAAGCTTCTTTCGAGAATCGTGACGAACGCCCCATTTGCATGCGCTGCCGCCGCCGTTCCGGCGACGTTGCGCTCGATTCCATACGCGGTTCCATCCGCAGTCGGCGTATCGACTCGAATAATCTCAGTATCCACCTGCAGGTAGGTGTTCTGCTCCAACACCAAACCCTGATGCACCGGTAATGTCACGTCGTTCGGCCCAAGCGCCCCCGGCAATGCGAACGTCACAGGAACCTCCGTTTCAGCGACGGAGTAAGTGACCAGGACCGCCGCCGTCACCGTTGCCGTTCCGGTCAGAGTCTGCGTCGTGATGCTCTGCAACAACAGCGAACCGTCCGCCGGGGCCTCGATGTCCAGTGAAGCGATTGGTGGCAATTGGCTGTCTAAGAGGCTCCCAACCCCTCCCGTGATCGTGTATCGGTATAGATATGACTGCTCGATTGGAGCTTCCATGCCACTTGCCGTGCTTGACCGGCCGCTGATCTGAATCGCCAGACCCGCTCGGTTCGGAACCTCCCACGTGATCTGGTCTGAGTAACTCCTGCCGGCCAGGCGCCAACTGGCGTCGGCGATCACCACTGAGTCGCCTGCTGAGAGGGTGTCAGGGAACGGATCACTCGCCGTAACTCCCGTGCTCGTATTGGTTGCGACAATGGTTTGCCAGCCTCTCGCGTTACCTGATACAACGACCAGCGCTTTGCCATCGAGTTGATCGTTCTCAAAGCTCGCACTGTCTACGGTCAGCGTGGTTCCCGACAGACTTGCCACCTCCAGAAGTGCAGTCAGTTCCGTCCGCCAGTAGAAATCCGCGTGGTCGTATCTCGGATCGGGCGGTCGCATCGGCGAGACGCTTCCGCCCGAGTCCGTCCACGTGTTCAGGCTTGCGTCTATGTCACTAAGATAGAGTAGATCGTACGCGCTATCCCCTCGATACGCGCGCATACCTGCGGCGCCTTGCGGCGCTCCCAGTCCATTCAGTGTCACACCGAAGGCTGTCTCGACTGCTCCCGTCACTACCTGAATCACCTGTGAAACCTTGGACTCCTCGCCATTACTGTCCACTGCCGTGACAGCGTAGTACAGGGCCTTGTTGCCAGGTTGGAGTTGGCCGCTGCTCTCAATCACCGCGGTCTGTTGGATCCTGGGTGAAGGCAATGACGCAACTTGCTGGCGCGGCGGTCGGAATTGGACTAACAGCAGTTCGCTGGCTCCGCCGTCTGCTTGCGGTTCGGTTTGTTCCACGACATACAGCGCTGGACCGGTACTCTCGTCGTATGTGTATCCAGCGATCGGGAATGGCGGCCCCGAATCAACCGCTGATGACCACCCCGTCGAACTGCCGGCAGTCGCCGTTCCCGGGCTATACCAGCCGTCGTCGTGAGTCTGCGCAACGACCGCAATCGTTTCGCAGTTCAGACCCAGGCTCAACCGCAGCACTCGAAATGGCGCGCGCGCCATATCGTAATCGCTGCTCGTTATGGCGATGATGTCGCCCGGCTGCATCCCCAGCCCTTTGACGGTCGTAGAGAATTCCGCAAACAAATTACCGTCGATTTTACGCGCGAGTTCCTTCGACAAGACTCGCTCCGCTTGGGTAAGGCTCGGAATTCCAAGACCCCTGAAGATACCTGGCACTTCGCTTCCGGCCCGTGCCACGTCGTCTGCGTCAACCAGCGACAAACTCCCGTTCAAATAATCGTTGCGCGAGTCCTGTAGCGCGACGCTGAGCCGGTTTGACGTTGTGCTGGTCGGCTCGCAGAACAGGCTCAGCGCGATGTCGCCGTCCTTTCCAGCCAGGATCGTACAGTCCCCGGTCGTGCCATCATTCGCCTCAAACGACGGCCAGCCGCCATGCAAAGAAGACGGTGTGTTCGAGTGCTCAAGCTGCGCCGGTTGCTGTTCCGCGATCGTTCCCTCCACCACCACGCTGATCTGGCCGCTCTCATTCAGCCGGATCAGTAGTTCCGCGCCCTGCCGCAACCCCCGCACCACATCGATCGCTGGCTTGCGGTCCAGCAACGCGTAGTTGAACGCTGCAAACGGCTCCTGAATCGCGGTTCCATTCGCGTCCGTCACAGGCACCAACTGCTCCAGATAAGCCGCCGCATTCCCGAAACTGCCGATGTCAATTTCGCTATCCTGCCACCCGCATCGCCTCAACATATCGAGCAGTCCCCACACCGGGTCGTTGTCGAAGAACTGATCCAGGTAGTTCCCCTGCCCGTCGTAGCGGTCCAACAACAATCCTTGGGCGAGTACTTCGATCGTCGGTAGCCTGTTGGAACTGACCATGCTCGACGGCACATGCACGCTGACCACCGCCAGGCTCCCGTGCGGATCGCTGATCGGATTCCCCTGGCTGTCGGTGAAATTCGGATCGAATGCCCCATTCCGGCCGCCCGTCGTCAGCACGTTGTACCATCCCGTCGCAGACATGTCGACGTTTGCAACGCCCAACGGCAACTCGATCCCTTCCACCCACAATCTCTGGACCCCTTGGATCGGCCCCGATCCAACGAGCACTTCGCAAATCAGGTAGTTCCCGTCGTTCCACGCCCAGATCACCGGAGCCGGGTACCGCACCGTGCCATACACCAGCGGTACTGCGTCATTGGGCCTCGCTCTGCCGTCGACCGCCTGGGACCAATATCTCTGCGCAGACCCAAAGCTTCTTACCAGCGAAGTCGCGGGCAAGAACTCGAACCCTCCGAATCTCATGGTCGTCCGGCCGGCCACGTCCGCACTCCACATGCCCCGAGCTACGCACTGCGTTTTGCTCCCGTCGCAACTCGCGTAGGCTGTCCCGTCACGCTGCATGTTCCCGCACCCGCCCTGCTGGTCTGCGGAGTACCCGCATGCGTAGAAGCGGCTGTATAGACCCTGAGTCCCTCCGGTCACTGCTTCAACTCTCTGCGCCTGGGTTTGCGGAAAGGCCCATGGGCAACTCTCCTGGATTCGTACTTGCGGGAGAGCCAGACGCTGCAGGCTGAATCGGCTCGTGAAGTTCAGCTTCGCCCGGGTGGTCGTGAGCTGCTCCGGCGCATCGCCGATCCCCGTGAAGACAGCCTGCGGCGTCGCCATCACCTGCGCGCTTTCCGGATCTAAGAACGCGAACCGTACCAGCAACTGGCAACCTTTCAGATTCTCGTTCTGATGCAATTGAGTCACGTACCCGTCGCTGTTTGCCAATACGAGGGAAATCCGATTTCCCCAGTCGGCTCCGTCGTCCGCCAGTAGCCCAATCCCGAATCCCGTGTTTTCGAGGATCCGTGGGCTGTACGTCACGCCCTGGTACGTCGCGCTGTGCGTGCTCCAGTACTCGATCTGTCCATCCGTCAACGTGCAATCGTACAACAGCACTGGAGTCGGCAACTCCTCGACGTACTTGAGCCGGTCAATCGGGACCATCGGTTACTCCTCTGCGCTCGCGATCACTTTGGACTGAATGGAGAAGACGCCTGCCTCCGCACAACTCACCACCAGTGCATCGTCCTTGAATCTCGCCTGTGCGAACAATCCCTGTCGCCCTTCGGATCGCCTGTATTCAGGCGAATCCGCGCCGAAATCAGCCTGTACGCCGGCCAGTTCCACTTCGGCGCCCTGGGGAATGGCGATCGCAAATGTGACTTGATCGACGCTACCGCCGGGAATCGCGCTGAATTGGAATTCCTGCCACTGTGCTGTGAGTGCTACGTCGCTCCGTTGTCCGCCGATCAGCAGCCCCATCGTGCCCACGCCGTTGCTCCGTGCCGTCGCTGCGACACTGTACGGAAACGTCGGTGCGCACCCCACCGTCTGGCTCGCGAGCCCTTCGGCCGCACCGGAGTTTACGATTCGCACCCCTTGCGCCACCCCTGCCACCGGATTGGCGAACAGTGTCACGGCCAGTCCGCCGGAAACCGTCCACGCTGTCTGCGTCAGGTCCTCGCTCCACGCCAGGAGATTCCTCAGCGGATCGCAGAATCGGAAGCTGTGGTACGCGCCTCTCATGTCGCGATGAAAATCTCGCAGCGTTTGCGCTTCGGCCCATATCAGCCCGGCGAACTTCAGATCCCATTCGTAGAATTCGCCGCTCGGCAACGTTCGCAGGTACCAGGCGCCTCCCGGCGTCATTAGCAATTCCTGCGCCGGCTTCCACGTGCGTTGAACTGGCAGTTGGACGCTGACTGTAGTCGCCACCAGAGGGAAACTCGGACTCATTGGGGCGCCTCCGCGATCAGGAATTGGATACTCGTGCGCGCGATTCCATCGATTCGGTCAGTCACGGGTGTAATCGCGATCCTGCACGTCGGATAGACCATTCCATCCAGTGGGTCTGTGTAGGCGAACGCGGTCTGGTCTCTTAGCGCGTTCTGCGCGAATTCGAGAAACGCGTCCCTTTCCTTGTCTTCGAGCAGCCGCAAATTGACCGACCACGTCTTCCTCTGCGGCGTCATCAGGTACCGTTGCTCGGTCCCGTCGGCAAACTGGAATGAGCGTGTCCGGCCTGCGATCGCGCACACGTATGGGTATTGCTGTACCGCGCCGGTCGAAAGTAAAGGTAGTGTACTCATAGGCCATCCTGAAACTCGTTCAGCACATCCGAGATTCCTCGCGAATCACTCAAACTGCGCCGCAGTGCCGATACCAGACTCTGCCGGTCGTTCATCAGCGACCGGCCTTCGCCGCTCGCCAGTGTCGCAATGCCGTGCGCCGCTGTTTCGATGCGAGCCGCGGTCGGCGCGGTTGCGCCGGCCATCCCCGTCTCCTTCTGCGGTCCACGCTGATTTGTCGAAGCCTCAGTGCTGCCCATCCGGCTTCCAACCGCGCCGGCCCGCGGCGCTGAGGACCCGACGCTTCCGGTCAATCTGCGGGCCCAGTCCGTACTTGTCGGCCTGTTAGCCCCGCCCGCGCCGCTCGCGCCACCGGCGGTGGACGGCCCTGTTGGGCTCGTGCCGCTCGTTACACCGAATAGCCCGCTTGCGCCTTCGTTGAGCGTCTGAACTCCTGCCCCGTCTCCGGTGAAATTGCTTCCACGATTTGGAACGGCTGCCGGGTCTGCGCTCGATATCGCGTCACCTGCGATGTGGAACTCCCGATCCCGAACAAACCGAGGACCGAATTGAGAGCTCCTGCAATGGGCGATAGCAGCCAGTTGTTGCCGATATTGAAACCGCCTGAGCTGCCGGAACTGCTCTTCGACGGCTTCGTGATGGCCTCCGCCTGCAATTGTCTGGGGCTCGCGCTCGCCCGCTCGCCGCTCGTAAGCGCCTGCTGGCCGGTGCCTCCGCTCTTCGCAATCGGCAACTTTATCGTCGGCGTACCGCCCGCGCTACCCCCGGCTCGGGTCGGCCCCAGGAGCTTGCGGACATAGGCCAGTATCTCTCTCGACGCCTGTGCGCTCTCTTGCGGATTGTTAGCTCCCACCATCCACCGCCCTCTCCTCGCCTTGCAGAACTGCCATTGCCTCCAGGTCCTTGGCCCACCACTCCGCGGCACTCAGCACTACCCCGCCGCGCCACATCGCGAACAATTCGAGCCATGCCGCCGAACGCCCGCTGATCGTGCTCACCGGGCATTGCTCGGCGAATATGCCACCTCGGCTCCATACAATCGGCCGGGCTGGCGTCGGTTCGACCCCGGCCCACCTGCAATTGCGTTTTGTCTCCAGCCGTTGCCTTCTGCACGTCTCGCAATCCCACCCGGCCGGAGACTCCTGATGGAAATGGAATGCGAGTGTCAGTTTTTTCGTTCTTCTTCGTTCAGAAAACTTTCGTCCGCGATCGCCGCCGCGATTTCGTAGGCCAGGTCTTCCGGCCCGCTTTCCAGCAGGCTCTCGACTGTCGCCGGCTCCCCGCCGATACTCAGCCCTTCGATCTGCACGAGTCCCGCCCGGATCGCCTTTTCATCGATGCGTCCGCGCAGTTCCGCGGCGGCAAGCTCGCTCGCCACGCCTTCTTGCACTGCGTGGAACCTCTGTTCGGCAGCCAGATCTTTCAGCTCCATGAGCAGCCGATGCCTTCGCAGCAGCGACATTCTCAGCACTTGATACCGCACCCCGGGCCGCGTTCGCGACGCGTGCCACACCGCGCTTTCGTACTGCCCGGGCTTCGCCGCGGGATCAGCCGAACGCGAAGTAGATTTCGTCATCGCCCGCCCCCTGTGCCCTTGAGCTGGAGAAGCTCCACATTAGTCGCGTTTCCGCATCGTTGAACTGCGGCATCTGTGGCACGAACGTCTTGATGTACACCGCCGCCATCGCCCCGGCTTGGTCGCCGAGTTGGATCGTCAGTGGGATCGGCGTCTCGGTCTGCGCGGCGTGATACATTTCGGCGAATACGCTCTCGTCCGTGCTGTACACCTCGAACTGCACCTCCACGTCGCGGTCGCCCGGCGACAGTGCCAGAGGCTGCGTCGAACCGAACTCGAAGCTTCTTGTCATCAAGTTGTTCTTGACTCGAACCAGCGCCTTCGTCAGCGTCAACACCTGGCTCGGCGTGCTCCCCAGCCACACTTGCCCCAGATTGCCGGGTACCGGCGCCCACGTCTCCGCTTGCACCGCCGGTTCCGTTGGAAACGCTGTCAGACCCGCTCTGCGACGGTTGGAACGCGGTTGAGCCCATTTGTTCAGCCGCCGGCCCGCGAAACACAAGTTTGTGCTCCGTCCCATCAACCAGCACGTCCATTTCGTCAACGCCCGCTCCGCGCACGATTCGCTGCACGGTGTTGCTCGGGTCCCAAAATCGAACAGGCTCACGCTTGGCAGGACCTTTCCCGGCACATAGGCTGCTGCCGGCATCACCTGCGCCGATCCGCTCACCGTGTTCGTCAGCGGCGCGCTCAGCCGCACGCTCGTTGCGCTGACTACGCTCGCCACAATCCGCATCTCGCCGCCCACTGTCACCGCGCCGCCCACGGCCAGATTGTGCGGCGCAGCGAAATCCAGTTCCGCCCCGTTCCCGTTCACCGTTGCCGGCTGTTGCATGCTCAGCGGCGCTGCCGCACCCAGTGCGGCCTGCACCATCTGCCCCACCGCCGGCGGCAGCGCGCCGGCCCCCGCCATTAAGCTCGTCTCGAACTCATAGCTCGCGATTTTCCTCGATGTGCCCGGCGTGCCCAGGAACGTCCGCGTCCCCGTCTTGTCCCGCCGCGGTACCGTGACTTTTTGCGTCGCCACCGCCAGCCGTACGCCTGGAACGCGATTCGTGGCCGACACCGTCGGGACTACTCCGTAACTGCTCTCCAGCGCTACGTAGTAGCGATTGTTCTTGGATAGAACGTAATTTGCCATCGATCCCCATCTCCCTTCAACGTTCCCAGCTCAACTGGCTGATCACCCGGGCCTTCTCGATGTAGTGCAAGCCGCCCTGTTTCACCGCATCGATCTGCACTTCGTAGCCCGGCTGCAAAACCATGCCGTTGCCCAGATTCCCGTGGTTCCTGTCGAGTACGTCTCCCACCGCGTCCACGGCTGCCTGCAGCGTGTCGCTCAATCCCTCCAGCCGGTCTTGCGAATGCGTGACTTCCACCACCACCCGGTAGCTTCCCGAGAACAAGCGGAACTTCACTTTGCCGTTGTTGCGGATCTGGTCGCAGAACACCCTGCACACCGGATACGCAACCTTCTGCTGCTGTTCCTCCAGTTCCTGTGGAACGTGGCTGGCTTCGACCACGGGCACGCCAGGCGGTGGCCCGCCCGTCAACGCCACTCCTGTCATCTGGATCGTCGCCGAGTACTCCGACAGGCTCTCTGCCAGCCCGTTTGTCGCATTCAGCAGATCCGCCGCCGTCTGCACTACGGTCGCGGTTGGTGTTGGCATCGTTACCCCCGAGGCAGAATCCTGCGTTCCTTCACGCGCCCCTCCGGCGCTTGTCCTTCTGTCGCCGCCGGCCCGGCCGCTGGCCCCATGTCCGGCAGCGCCCACACCGCGTTCGCCGCCAGCGGCGCGTCGTTTTGCCTGCGCATCACCCCGTTGCTGTCCGCCACATACACGTTCCATCCGTTGCCGGCCGCCAGCCCGTTGGCCGCCACGGTCAATCCGTTCCCCGCCGCCGCCTCGACGCTCACCACGTCCGACTGCGCGCTCTCGTCCCCGCGCGAATCCACCTGCGTCGTCGTTACGATGTACGCCGCCTCACCCTGCTGCCCGGCGGTCACCGTCACTGTCGGCGCTGCCGGCTTCCGCAGCGGGTTGCCTACGTACGGCACGCCGCCCTGGAAGTACTCCGCCCTGCTCCGCGCGGCGTCCTTGTCGAATGCGTCCGATTTCTTCTGATACCGGTCGTTCACCTGGCTGAACGCCGCGTCCCGGTACACCAGCGCCAGCGTATGCGTCAGGTGCCATCGCTTCAGCCGTTCGTCCACCACCGCGTTCGCCGCCGTCAACCCGTTGTGTGGGTACACACTCTGGCCGCAGTTCGACTCCCATCGCAGGAAGTCGTCCACCTTGTCCGTGATCCAGGCCTCCGACTGCCTCATCTTCGCTCCGAGGTCGATCCCTTCCTCGGCCGCCACGCTCGTGGCGCTGCCGTCGTAGGCCTGCAGCTCCTCCGCCTCGCACCACCACCCGTCCACTAGCAGAGCCACTCCGCGCCTCCTTAGTTCTCCGTCGTCTCCGGCGCAGGCTTGTTCGACTCGCCCGGCACCAGTTGAAACTGGACCTTGCCCGCCGCCTGAATCTTCTTGAATTCCTGTCGCTTCGCAGCCTCGTCGCGCCGGAACTCCTCCGCTTGGGCCTGACTCGCCACCTCTGCGCGTCCCTCCAGCATCAACTGGCACGCGTTCCGCCGCGGCACTTCCGTTAGCACCCCGGCCTTGCCGCCGTCCGGCGTTTCAAAGCTCACCACCAGCGCGTTGGCCTCCGGCAGCGTTGCCTCCAGCTCGTGCAGTTTCTTGTAGTACTGCCTCACATCCATCGCTTTGCTCCCTTCTTCTCTTTGAAAATCCCTTTGCTCTTGCTGATCCCCACACCCCTGCTCTCGGCTTCACTCGCGTCCCTTTCCTGGACCGTGACTTGCCTGTGGCGGGTATTCCCAGTGCCGCGATGCAGAAATCCGTTGAACGAGTTATCCCACTGTCGATACCGATGCGCGTCTGTTGCCGATCCGCGACTGTCACCGATCCGCGTCTGTTTCTGAGCCGCACCTGTTTCTGAGCCGCATCTGTTTCTGAGCCGCACCTGTTTCTGAGCTGCATCTGTTTCTGAGCCGCATCTGTTTCTGAGCTGCATCTGTTTCTGAGCCGCGACCGTCAGGGAGCGGTTCCGACGAGCATTGCAACCAGGTCCCAACTCTTACTGAGAAATCCGTTGAACGAGTCATCCCACTGTCGATACCGATGCGCGTCTGTTACCGATCCACGACTGTCACCGAGCCACGTCTGTTACTGAGCCGCGTCTGTTTCTGAGCCGCGACTGTCAAGGAGCGGACCCACGTTGCTCGATTGATCCAATGCGACTTCCGATCCCGGGCACCCCAACCTGCGGGCGCCCTCTGGGAAGGCGCCCGTCGCCGCTTCTTCCGGCCTAGCTCCACACCTGCAAAGCGTGGTTGTTCCTGAGCACCGCACAGCCGTACAGGATGTCCACCGTGAATTGCTGCGCCAGCGTGTTCGGCTGGTAGCTCATCACCACCCGCATCCCGAAGTTGCCCAGTTCGGCGTACTCGGCAATCGCGCCCGTCCCCGGCAGCGGCTTCGGCAGCCGGCGGATCGCCAGCGCGATCGCGTCCCGTGTGAACGCCAGGTTGTTCGTCGTCACCGTGCCCGTCCCGGTCTGCACCACGAACTGCGAGCGGTACACGAAGAAGTCCTTGATCCGTCCCAGCACGCCCGTGTCGATCGCCTGCGCCAGCGGTCCCACCTTGTCGGCTTCGGTGAAGCGGTCGATCATGCGCAGTTCCGAGTACGCCGTCGGATGCACCACCAGGTACTTCGGCTCGCTCGTCGGAACCTTCGCCGTGAACAGCGCCGTCTCCGCCTGGTCGATCACCGCTTCGGTCAGCGCCGTGCCCCCGATGCCCAACGGCCCGCTCGCCGTAAACCGGCTGTACAGGTTCAGCAGGTCCGTCTCCACCCGCTCCGCCAGCGCCACCATCGCCGGCTGCATGTACATCTTCAACAGCGTCGGCACCGCGATCGCTTTCGTGACGTCCGGTATCTGGAACGTCGCCTCGGCGTGCGTGTTCAATACGATCGGCGCATTGCCCAGGTTCGGGTTCTGCGTCTGAACGCTTCCGCCTTCGATAATGTTGTTCGCCACCAGCACCGGCGGAATCGGCACGTTCACCGTGTCGCCCGCATTGGCCAGCGTGGCATCGTAGTCCCTCGTCACCAGGTTGCCCATCACCAGGTTGCCCATCAGCGTGGGCAGCGCATCGGCGGCCACCAGCTTCACAATCGCACTCGCCAGGTTGGCGGAAGTTATAATCGGCATCTCTCTTTTCCTTGTCCTTTCCTTTCTTGATCACCGCGGGACTTCACTTGCCCCGCCCTATTCGCCCCGCAGGGTCTGCATCGCGACCCGGGCGATCTGCTCGCGCACCCTTTGCATATCCTCAGCGCTCATCCCCGGCCGGATTGAATCCAGGTCGATGCTCGCGCCCGCGCTGCTCCGGACCGGCGGCAGCATTCCGGACCCTCCGGCCATCCGCGCCGGCAGAATCTCCGGATTGTCCTGAACGAACTGGTTCAGGTAATCCTTGATTGGAATCTCGCCCTCCGGCGTCTTCGCCACTAGGCTTCCGTCTGGCGCCCGCTGGATCTCGTCTTTCACCGCTTTGAACGCCAGGTCCAGCTTCGTCACGCCCAGTCGCTGCAGCTCGCCGCGAATCCGCGTCACCCGGTCGCCCTCCTCCACCTCCCGCTTCGTCTTGCGGTTCTCTTCCACCAGTTGGTTTACTTGCCGCTCGAGCTGCTCTCGCCGCTGGCGCTCATCGGTCAGCTCGGCTTGATACGCGGGCTCGGCCCTGCGCCGTTCCGAGCTTAGGTACTCCTCGATCACGCTGCGGATCATCCCGCGCGTGTCGTTCCCGCCCGGCGAGAGCGCGTTGCTGTCCTGCCCCATGGGGTCTCTCTCCTTCGTCGTTCCATCGCTGGTTGATACGGCCGGCCAAAAGAAAATGGGGACAGCCTCGCTGTCCCCATCTCTTCACCCCGGCAAATCTGCTCTTCCGCTGCGGGCCGATCGCCGCGCCCGCCTCCCCGTCCTCGGGCAACCGGGGACTGACGAATCTGTCCTAGGCGCGCACCACTCTCTCGCTCAACACTCTGAGTCCTCTGCGCCGTGTGGACAGATCCGTCTGTCCCCCGGTTTTCGCCAACCGCTCATGGCCGCCTGCCGCCTTCTTGACAGCCCCATCAAGCCCCGGCCGGCCCCGCGTCGATCTCCTGCGCGATTTTCTCCTTAACCTCTTGCCGCACGTCACACAAGTACTTCAGCGCCAGCCTCTTCAGCACCTGCGTCCGGAACGTCTCCGAATCGATCCCCAGGCCCAACAACGTCTGCGCGTCCTGCAACTCACTCGAGAAGTCCCCGATGTCGAACTCGTCCAGCCCCGTCACATCGATCCCGATCTCGTCCGCCCGCGCCTTCCCGACCACCCGCAGCACCTTCTTCAGCGTGTCCTTCACCCGGTCGCCGAACCCTCTTAGAACCTCCTGCGTGATCAGGTAGTCCCGCTGCTTGCTCACCCCCGTCATCTGCGCGTTGTTCGGCCCCGGGTCCAGCGCCTGGTTCAGCGCGTAGCACACCCGGTAAATCTCCTGCTTCAGCCGGTCGATATTCTCGAGCGCCACCTGGTACACGTGCCCCTCCGGCTCCGTCCACCCGAACTTGTCCTGCGGGCCTAGTTGCAGGTAGTAGCTCTCCCCGATGCACTCCTTCCACTCCCGGTCGCTGTACACCACCGGCATCGCGAACAATCCCATCGTCAGCGCCCATCCCAGCGCGTTCGATTTGTTGAAATGCTCGAGCTGCAGCGACGCCGCCTTGTTCATCAGCCACATGCCTTCGCCGAAACTGAACTCCACCAGCGGCACCACCTTCTGCGCCGCCAGCCCGTGCACGCCCTCTTTCACCAGCTCCACCGGCCCCGCCTGCCCCTTGCGCTCCCACTGCTCGTACACCTGGAATTGCTCGCGCCCGTAGTACACCCACCGCCGCTCCGTCGCCCATTCCCCCACCCCCGGCTCGTCCACCCTTCGCTCCGTCCTCAGCACCACCCAGTCGAACTCGCCCCGCTCGTTGCGCTGCCAGTTCACCAGGCTCTCCGCCGCGTACTCGCACAAGTACGCCCGGCTCAGCCCCAGCCGGTCTTCCTCCGCCCGGTTCTGCGCCTTCGTCCCCGGGTTCGGAAAGTCGATTACGATGTACGATCGCCCCACCACCAGCGCCTCGATCATCTGCCGCCGGAAAAACTCGCTCAGCGTCGATCCCCGCAGATCGCAGTCCTCCGCAAACTGGCTGAAGAACTGCCGCGCCCGGTCGTCCTGGCCGTCCAGCGTCAGCGCCGGCTCGCGCCGGAATAGCGTCGCGCCGTACCAGTCGATGATCGACCCGATGTAGTTCTCGTAAAACGCCCGGTTCGTGCGCTCCAGAAACACGTCCCCCGGCTCCCGCAGTCGCGGGATCAGGTACTGCCCCGAGCGCCGGATGAACTGCTCGCCGCCCACGTACAGGTCGCGATACTTCGGCCACACGTCCCTTTGCGCGACGTATTCCGGATGTTCCTTGCGCACATCGATCATCTCTTTCACCTCGCCTTCACCTTGTTTCTGAGCCGCGACCGTCAGGGACTCGCGCGGGGGACACCGAGGCCATCTCCTCTTCAGCGCACGACCACCAAGCCTCTCTTCCGAGGGCGACACCAAGGCGTCCGCCCGAGGACGCCGCAGGTGTGTCCCCGCGCTACCACCGCGCCGCCAATCTCTCAGCGGCAGCGTCCGGTCCGCCTCCTGCTCCTCGATGCTCGTTTTCCGGTCGAACGCGTAGTACACCAGTCCGCTGTTCGGATTCAGGTACTCGCCCAGTACTTCCTGTTTGTAAAACGCTTCGTCGTAGCTCGTCTTCAACCGGTCGTAGAAGTCCGGCACTTTCCCCAACAGGTGCCGGTTCTCGCTCGCCAGCGCCCGCACGCACGCATATCCGTTCGGGCCCTCGCGAATGAATCGCCGGTACACCCAGTCGAAACCCTTCGGCGTCCATACCCCGAATCCGCACAGCCGCGCCGCCCCCGGATCCCTCAGCCGCGCCTCCAGCCGGATCCACGCCTCCTCGTGCGTGTACGTCAGCTCGTCCACCCCGAACCACGCCAGGTTCGTGCCCCGCAGCCGCTCGTAATCGTCCATCGACCGGAAACAGAATCTTCGATCCCGTGTCCGTAAACGTCAGCGTGTTTTCCGCTTTGTTGACGTCGAACGGAATCGCGTTCTCCTCGAGTACCTGCACCATCGAGATCTGCGTCGAGTCCCGCAGCATCGGGTACGTCGGCGCGCCGATCAGCCCCATGCATCCCGCGTTCACGTACGCCAGTCGGATCGCCTCCTGGCACAACGCCTGGCTCTTGCCCGAGCCCACCGGTCCCGAAAATCCCTTGAATCGCGTCTCCAGCTTGTGAAAGCGCGCCTGCGTCGGCAGCGGATTGTACCGGATTCCGCGCTTCATTCGCGTTCGTCCTCCACCCACTGCACCGTCACCTTTTGCGGCGACTTCGGCGTCATCTCCTTTTGCAGTTGGATCAGCCGGATCAGGTCTCCCGCGCTCAATTTGAACCCGTCTTTGTTGGCCAGTTTGTCCGCCCGGCCCAACAATCTGCAGACCAGTCTCTTCTGGCCCGTCTCCGTCATCAGGCTCGCGCCGCCGCTATGCCCGCTTCCGTCCGCTCCGTCCCCGTCGTTCTTCGTCCTGGTCCTTTTCCGCGACCCCTCCGCGCCCGGACCCGGTAGGAACCGGCCGTTCGCTTGGCGTTGTCGTTCCGGCGTCGCCGTGACGCTTGGTTTTGCTTCCTCCGCCACCTTCGTCACTTCCTCCGGCGACTTCGGGATCTCTTGTTCTTTCGTCTTCCTTGATGCTTGCTTCGTTTGCTTCCCGCCGCTCTGCTTCACTCCCTGCCGTTTAGCGCTCTGCTTGCGTTCTGCTCCGGGGCTGCTCTTTTTCCCATCCCTCGATTTGCTGCCCGCTCCGGCTTTCTTGTCGTTCTTTGATTCGTCGGTCCTGCTCGCCTTCTGTACCCCTCCCAGATCCGGATTCAAGACTCTCTTTCCGCTTCCCTCGCGTTTTCGGTTCTGCTTCTCGATCATTTTCTTCGAAGCCCCCCCGCACGTGTGAACTATCGTCGCCGGTCAACCCCGCCACACCTCCCTTTTGCGCAACCCGCTGAGCTGGAAAGGATTTTTCTCTCCCTTCGCGTGTCACCGCCTCTCCACTCCACCTCCTCTTTGCCGCTTAAGAATCGGAATGGATATACTGAAATCGCACTCTTTTCTGCTACCTCTCCAGGAGTAACCATGGCCAAACGAATTGCGATCCTCACTGGCGGCGGCGACGTCCCGGGTCTTAACTCGGTGATCAAGGAAGTCACCTACCGCGCCACCGAACTCGACTGCGAAGTCATCGGCATTCGCCGCGGCTGGGAGGGCTTGACCCATCTCAACCTCGACGACCCGGAGAGCAAGAGCCGCTACGTCTTGCCCCTCGACCGCCTCGTCACCCGGACCATCGATCGCACCGGCGGCACCTTCCTCCACTCCAGCCGCACCAACCCCGCCAAGATGAAATCGATTCCCGATCATCTCAAGGGCCAGGAATTCCCCTCCAAGGAAACCATCGGCAAGGACGGCAAGCCGGTCGACCTACGACGTCACGAAGTCGGTTCTGTCCAACCTCTCCAAACTCGGCGCCGACTACGTCGTCGCCATCGGTGGCGACGATACCCTCTCCTACGCCGCCCGCCTCGACAAGGAAGGCGTCAAGGTCATCGCCATCCCCAAGACCATGGACAACGATGTCCGCAACACCGAGTACTGCATCGGTTTCTCCACCGCCATCACCCGCGCCGAAAGCGCCATCAACCGCCAGCGCACCACCGTCGGCTCCCACGAGCGCATCGGCGTCTTCCGCGTCTTCGGCCGCGATGCCGGCTTCACCGCGCTCTATACCGCCTACGTCACCAACATCCGCTGCGCCATCCCCGAGTACAAAGTCAATCTCGATAAGCTCATCTCCCTGCTCGTCGACGACAAGAAGCGCAACCCCTCCAACTACTCCCTGGTCATCCTCTCCGAAGGCGCCGAGTGGGAGGGCCACACCATCACCAGCTACGGCGAAGCCGACGCCTACGGCCACCAGAAGAAGGCCAACGTCGGCGAGGAACTGGCGGAAGAAATCAAGCGCCGCGGCAAGGAAGAGACCATCGTCTCCGACCTGACCTACGATCTTCGCTCCGGCGATCCCGATTTTATTGATAAGCTCGTCGCCGCCACCTTCGGCAACATCGCCATGGACGCCGTCGCCGCCGGCAAGAGCGGCCTCATGACCGCCATCGTCAACGGCTGCTTCGACCTCGTGCCAATCCCCGACCCCAAGCTCGGACCGCGCAAGATCGACGTCGCCACGGCCTACAACACCGAACGCTATCGCCCCAATTACTCCAATAAGCTCGGCTTGCCGATCTTCTTGACCAGGGCCAATTGACTAAGGCCAACTGAGCCGTCTTACCGAACCGTCTGTCTGAGCCGCGACCGTGAGGGAGCGGTCTTCGCGCTGCGACGAGCCGCGGTTGTAACCGAGCCGCGACCGTGAGGGAGCGGTCTTCGCGTTGCGACATGCCGCGGTTGTAACCGAGCCGCGACCGCCTGACGGAGCCGTGACCGTCTGACGAATGCCGCGACTGTCTTTCGGAGCCGCGACTGAAAGGAGCGGTGCTTCGCGTTGTGACCGAGCCTCGACCGTCCGACGGAGCCGCGACTGAAAGGAGCGGTGCTTCGCGTTGTTTCTGAGCCGCGACCGTAAGGGAGCTGGCAACTGGGGCCGACGGCCCGGGGCGTGTCAAAGCAACCGCCGAAGAGGGCCCGTCCGCGGTCCGGTAAGCCGAGCAGACGGCGAAATTGTCGGCGTAGGTGTGGATCGCGAGGCAGTCGGCGCGATTGAGAGAAACGCCGTACGCGGCGAGCAGCGCGTGGTCGTACGCGCCAGCGGCGAGAACTCTCAGCGGGCCGCTGTGCTGGCGGATGATGGACTCGATGTGCTGGCCCAGCCAACGGCCGGACGGCACGGGGCTGGCACTGGGGACGATGCGCACGCAGCGGCTATCGGCGGGGAGCATGGGCACGAGGTAACCGCTGGGCGCCGAGTCGGGCAGGACGTACAAAGTATTGGCGGTCCCCAATTCGCGCGGAATGGTGGTTTCAAACCAGGAACTGCTCCATGGGCGGTGGCCCCACTCCGCAACCTGGACCCAGGCGATACCCAGCAGCGCCAGAGCGATGAAGGCGCGCTGGGTGGCCGCGCGGTTCTCGATCAGACAGTCGCACAGGGCCAGGATGGCGAGGCTGGAGAGCAACTCGATGGGCGTGGCGTAGCGCATTGCACCGAAGCCGTAGAGCCACAGCACGTAGGCCAGCGTGAAGAACCACAGCAGCAGCCGGCGGTGAGCGGGATGGAACAGAGACGAGGCCGCGGCGCGTTCTGGATCGCGCGGCGCAGTTCTGAAACGGCCAATCGCGAGAATCAGCACCGGCAGCAGCAGGACGATGAATACCGCCCAGCGGAGATCGCGAAAGTGGGCTTCCGAGGAAACGGAAGTGGCGCCGGCGGCCCAGTGCAGCGGATAATCGAGCGCCTGCCCCGGATTGCGGGCTTTCCAGCGCGGGTCTAGAAGGTTGAACGGCGCGAAATAGGGCGAGCGGAAGATCCGATTGAAAAAGGGGAAAAAAGGATTGCCGAACTGGCGCGCGACCGCGAAGGCCCAGGGGGCGCCCACGAGCAGCGCGGCGGCCGCTGCGCCCGCGCAGTAGCTCGCGATGCGGCGCAGGAAACCGGGGCGTCGAAAAGTCGTACAGAGAGTGAGCAGGAGCGCGATGGCGTAAACGCCGTTGACCAGCGTGAAGCCCGCGGCCGCGCCCAGCGCGAGACCGGCCGCGACGACGAGCCGCCAGGAGGATTTCTCCGCGTCGCGCAGGACGGCGAGCAGGCCGAGCAGCACTAGCAAAGGCGTCCAACTCTCGGTGAACGACGTCCCCACCAGCGAGAGGAACAGCGGACTCCACAGGCCCGCGATGGCCGTCAGCAGGGCCAGCCCGATGCGGTTGCGCGGCGCGAGGCCGGCCAGCGCGGTCCAGGCCAGCTCATAGAGCAGGCCCAGATTCAAGCCGGCCAGCGCGCCGAACAGCATGCCGACCCCAATCGGCCTGAGGTGATCGACCGCCCAGCAGAATGGCAGGTAAGCCACCGGGTTCAGGTATTGTCCGAACTGCGCGGCAAACACGTCTACACCGATGCGCCCGTGCAGGAGGCAGTAGCAGCCGTAGTAGTGAAAGTTGCGGAAGTCGGAGTTGGCGTCTTTCCCCAGGAAAACGGCATACACGGCCAGCGCTGCCATGCCCAGAAGCGTGACCGCCAGAAGATCGACTCTGCCCTGCAGAGAGAAGGGGCGCCGGGTTGTGGGGACATCGTGCGTCAGCATGCGCGGGAGTGATTCTCTTTCACATTGGAGCAGAAGTCGGGACGGCGTTCAGTGTGGCCGGCGACAGCTCACCAGGCCATCGAGACGTGCTGAATCAGAACCGGCAGTTCGGTGTTGCCGGTGACGTAGAAATGGCCGGCGGCGGCGTGGGCAGGGGCATGGACGACGGCGGCATAGTCGGCCCACTGGCTGGTGCAGCCGATCGGGCTGAGGTACGGGGCGAGGCCGCGGCCGGAGTTGTCGACCCAGTTCACCTGCAAGCGCGTGAAAGTGCCGGGTTCGGGGCAGCGGGCGCGCACCACGAGGCGATAGGCGGTGCCAGGGGTGACGCGCACGAGCTGGTGCAGGTGCGAATGTTCGGTCACGCGCACGGCGTGTTCGGTGGGCAGCGTTTCGACCGAGCCGCCCATCTCCCAGCGCGCCAGACCCTGCTGGAAATCGTGATTGGCCAGGAGCTCGTGATAGTAGAAGGCGGCGGCTTGTTGAGCGGTCAGCGGGGCGTGGAGTACTCTGCGTTGATACCACTG